TATTCAAGTGTTCGAAGCCAACACCACCATACAGGTTGCCGAATGGCGGCACAACCAAAGCGACATTCCCACACAGATTAGAATACTCAATGACATTGTCCAGCACATCTACGATATCACTCTGGACGACAAGAGTATTTATTACTCCATTGAAAACAACACAATTGGCGAAGCAGCTTTGATCAGCATTGCTGAATGGGGCGAAGACCGTATCAAGGGATATTTTCTCAGCGACACTAGAGATGCCGGCAATCGTAGATTCCGCAAAGGCTTCAACACCACAAACAAAACAAAAATTGCTGCCTGTGCCAAACTCAAAAATCTCATTGAGTCTGGCCGTATGACCATCAACAGTCGTGCTCTAGTCAGTGAGCTCAAAACCTTTGTTGCGTCAGGCACTGCCTATGCTGCAAAACTGGGCGAAACTGATGATCTAGTAATGGCAACTATTGTGATCACTCGCATGCTTCAGCTGCTGCAGTCATTTCACACCGAGCTAGACAGTCAGATCAGGGATCACGGTGATTCCTTGATTGAACCCATGCCCTTTATCTCAGTGTCTCGCTAAATATAAAACTATGGCAAAGAATACTACATCACGTAAACTATATGATATGCTGGTTTCTCGAGGATTTGATCCTGAAGAATCCAACTCTCAAGGCAAGAATGTCATTGATCCCACCGAAGCAGACATGGTGAAATTTGATTACATTGCACCTTCGGGAAAAAACTATGGCACAGTTGTGATGTTGCTGGGCGATGACGGTGATCTTACAATGTTTTTTGGTGACGAAAAGGGCAGAACCATGGAGCCCGAAGATCGTGACCACTGGTTTGAATTTCTGCAAGACATGAAACCCTGGGCCAACTGGAATCAACGAGATTTTAGAGCCTACAACATGAATCAGCTCAAGCATCACATTGCATCAATGCGCCGTGGTCTAGCCGAGAGTTTGTTTGAAAGTCTGCAAGGCAATGCCAGAATTTCATGGACCGGGCCAGCTGACCAAGCCCGCATGGTCATACATCACACACAAAAACTAGGCGAGAATGACAAACGTTTTCGCCACATAGACAAAGTTTTTATTGAAACTGCTGACGGTGAACGCTTCCGCTTGCCATTCCGCAACTTGGCCGGCGGCCGTGCCATGCTTGAACATATTCGTCATGGTGGCAATCCCTATGATCTTCGTGGCGTACACATAGTGGAAATGATCAACGAACTCAATGTGTTGAGTCGTTTTCGCAGAGCGCACACAGGCAAACTGTTTGAAGGCGAAGCTGCTGTGTTAATTGAACAGGCCACTGCCTACTACGAAACCATTCGCCGCGATATCAAGCATCTTGGCAACTCGCGTGGATACAACCGATACTTTGAGTCCTGGAATCCCATGCATACCAGTGACACTGAGATGATGGTGGAAGATCTAAAAACCATGTTCATTGAACAGACCTTGGATCAAAGAATTGAGTCAGCACTGCCTGTGCTGGCAAAACTACAGAATCAACGAAACGAAATGCGTGAACTCAGTGAATTTACCGAATGGGCTGGACGACTGACCGAAGGCACATGGGCAGTTCCTGACACACCTCAGATGTTGCAGCAACTTCAAGACTTGATGGCCGACGAATTACCGGTTGGTGCTGATGCATTGGACGTCACTGAGCAATTGTATGACGTGTTTGGTGATGATGAAATGTTTGATGAATTGAGTGCATTGGCATTGCGTGACCCCGAGGCCGATGCAAGACCAGTCATCACCAAGTACATGCAAAAGTTAGGTATTGAGTTACCTGAACCTGCAGTGCAACAAACACAGCCACCTGCGCAACCTCCAGCAGAGCAGCAGCCCACACAGGAAATGTTGGAGTTTCCCAAAGTCACCGAAGAAGATGACTTTGAAATCACCGATCCCAAAGAAGTTGGTGCCAAAATGAATCCTGCTTACATATCTCCCAATGCGGCAAAAAATCAATCGTCGTCAGACAAGTCTGCACCTGCTCCGGCCAAGATTGGTGTATCCACACAATCGTTGCCTGATTACAAGTTTGAAGAAATAGAGCGAATCAAATCAATTGTATCTTACCTTAATAGATAAATAGTCTTGACACAGAGACAGAAAGCGCATATACTCCGTGTGTATGCGCTTTTTCATTGACGTGTATAGGCATCATGTCGCAAGACATATTAGGCACACTTAGGCATTTATAGGAGAAAACTTTATGGCCTCATTAGCAGAAATCCGCGCACGACTCGCAGCCGCAGAGTCGAACAAAGGCGGTCAATCCCAAGGCGGCGACAACGCGATTTACCCACACTGGAACATGCCCGAAGGATCAAGTGCAAACCTGCGCTTCTTACCTGACGGTAACTCAAAGAACACATTCTTCTGGGTAGAACGTGCAATGATTCGACTGCCATTCAATGGCATCAAAGGCGAATCCGAGTCAAAGATGACTTACGTACAAGTACCATGCGTAGAAATGTGGGGCGAAGCCTGCCCAGTTCTAGCCGAAGTACGCGGTTGGTTCAAGGACAAGGCACTGGAAGAAATGGGTCGCAAGTATTGGAAGAAACGCAGTTATATTTTCCAAGGCTTTGTGCGTGAGAATCCTCTCTCCGACGACAAGACCCCAGAAAATCCAATACGTCGTTTCATCATTGGTCCTCAGATCTTCACACTGATCAAGTCAGCATTGATGGATCCAGATCTCACTGAGATGCCAACTGACTACGCAGCCGGACTTGACTTCCGTGTGACAAAAACTACCAAAGGTGGTTATGCTGACTACAACACTTCAAAGTGGTCACGCAAAGAATCTGCACTCACAGCCGACGAAGCTGAGGCAATTGAAAAGCATGGCCTGTATGATCTTGCTGGCTTCTTGCCAAAGAAACCTGGTGAAGTAGAACTCCGAGTCATCAAAGAAATGTTTGAAGCATCAGTGGATGGTCAACCATTTGACATGGAACGTTGGGGACAATACTATCGTCCTGCTGGCTCAGCGGCACCTGCAGGTGCAGCAGACACTGAAGAATTTGCTCCGGCACCAGTGGCCAAACCTACTCCTGCCAAAGCAGCGGCCTTGGAAGAAGACGATCCTGTTGAAGTAGCCGAGGCAATTGCCGCAGCACCAGTCAAGGCAGCAGCATCTTCAAACAAAGCCGAAGATATTTTGGCAATGATTAGGGCTCGCCAGAAAACAGCCTGATGTTTTCGCAACTGGACAATGTAATATTTCCAGATAGCTGTGAGGTAGTGCGATGCTCCTCACAGCTATGCGTTTATCCAATTTTCAAAAACGGATCCAGCAGTATCAATGAATCCGTAGAAGAAAAAGGTTGGGAAATCATACGTGACTACGACATTGAAAGCATTGCCACACCAATTCGTGTGTATGTGCGAGATGCTCATCAACGCTTTGTAAGTGGCATCAATACGTTTGTTCAACACAACCCTGATCTAGATTTAAAAACTGCTTTGTGGTTTGTGAGAGAGTATCCTTTTCTCAATCGCCACTTTGCGCCACAGTTTTTTTGGATAATTAATCTGGCAAGATACACACACCCAGACACAAAAATAGAAATCAGGCACGTAGATGACATTGCCAAAATAACCGCAAGACACAGTGATGCTGGAATACTGCCACCCAGTGAAGAATTCATGCGCGAATTTGAATCACTAGATTGGAATCATATGAAATTGTATCACTACCTTGATCAAATATTAACTGACCTTGTGGGGCAGACAGTTACCTACCCTGAGCTAGTGGCAATTGTAAGAGACCAACATACATCACTGTTTGAGATGGTATTTGGCAAAAGCATGAACCTTGTGGAGCTGGTGCGTGGACTGCCCTAGACTCAATCATTTTGTACGCTTCAATCCCACTGGCTCGGTGAGTCGCTGTGGTCACATGGTTGGTGCTCCTGAATTTGACTCACTGGAACACATGGACACAAGCGATTGGTTGAAAAAAATCAAAACACAAAAATGGCCCATGGAGTGTCAACGCTGTCGTGAAACTGAAGAAATTGCCGGAACCAGTGTTAGAATGAACACCATCAAGTTTCATGAAAAACAAACTCAACCAGACTACTTGATTGTTGGTGGTATTCTTGACAATGTCTGCAACAGTGCCTGTCAGTTCTGCAATGCAGACCTCAGTACAAAAATAGGCAGCTTGCATGGCCGAGACTATGTGCGATACAACAATGCTGACAGTTTTTGGAAGTTGCCAGTGGATAGAATTGTACATTTGGATATCAATGGTGGCGAACCCAGTCACAGTCCTGCTTATCGGCACCTGTTGGCAAACCTGCCAGACAACGTACAAAGTGTTAGATTGAACACCAATGGATCAAGAGTTATGACTGAGCTTATTCCGTTGGTCAATCGCGGAGTTAAAGTAACGGTGACTGTGAGTTTTGACGGCACTGATAAGGTACACGATTATGTGCGTTGGCCAATTCGTTGGCAAGACTTCACAAAAAACATAAAAGAATATCAAGCCATGCCAGTTGAGTTGAATCTATGGACCACACTCAATGCACTCAACATCGGAGACTTTCCAAATATTCTTTCTTGGGTGGCTGCCAATAAACTAAATCACAGCTGGGGCATACTGCACACACCCGGTGAGCTTGATATCAAACATATCAATCCGTTTACCACTGCGGCAAGAAAAATGTTTGAACGAGGACTGGATCAACGATTGGTTAGACTTTTGAGTTACGTTGCAGTTGCTGATCACAATACCAATGCAATTCTTGAATACATACACACGCAGGATCAACTGAGAAATATTTCTTATCAAGATTACTTTACTTTGCCCTAAAATCATGTTATTATATTTTTTACACAAAGGACATATCTATGGCTAAACCATTTGACGTTTCAAAGTTCCGCAAGGAAATAACCAAAAGCATTGACGGCCTGTCAATAGGATTCAATGACCCCACTGATTGGATCAGCACAGGCAACTATGCGCTCAACTATCTAATATCAGGAGATTTTCACCGTGGTGTTCCCCTGGGCAAAGTCACTGTGTTTGCTGGCGAATCAGGCGCAGGCAAAAGTTATTTTTGTTCAGGCAACATCATCAAGAACGCACAGGAACAAGGTATATTTGTTGTGCTGATTGACAGTGAAAATGCGCTTGACGAGGCATGGTTACATGCCCTGGGGGTTGATACCAGTGATGCAAAATTATTAAAATTGTCAATGGCCATGATTGATGATGTTGCCAAAACTATTTCAACATTCATGAGTGATTACAAAGCACTGCCGGATGGCGAGCGTCCCAAGGTAATGTTTGTGGTTGATTCGTTGGGCATGCTGCTTACTCCAACCGATGTCAATCAATTTGATGCAGGTGAAATGAAAGGTGACTTGGGTCGTAAACCCAAAGCACTCACTGCATTGGTACGTAACTGTGTCAACATGTTTGGCAGTTACAACGTGGGATTAGTGTGCACCAATCACACCTATGCATCACAGGACATGTTTGATCCAGATGACAAGATTTCTGGAGGACAAGGTTTCATATA